TTTGTCTGAAGTCATACCTAATAAAGCGGTTACAGTAGCGTTTTTGTTCGCAGTAGCGGCATCAGTAGCACGTATATCGCTAATTCTGTTCTCAAAACTTTCGTGCATAGCTTGGTCAGGCTCTAAACGCATTGTATTGAAGCCTTGGCCTAGTCTGTACACCTGTTCTCGTGACATCCCGGCAAACATAGAGTTACTAATGTTTGTAAGACCACCCATGATGCCTTGTTTCTCTTCGTCCTCGTCATTACCGCCGAACAAACCACTTCCAAGTATAGCTCCTCCTAATAATTGTCCTAGTCCTAAACTCATCTCTATCTCCTAAGCCGCATTACCGGTATAAGCGTTTGCACCTAGTGTTAGGTAATCAAACAGACCCGGTGTCTTCGTTTGTGTTACTGTATTTGGTGTTTGAACAGGCCCGGCATTCAATGCGCCTGTTACATAACCAAGACCCTGTGCAGGATGATTAACAAATCCTTGATATTGTTGCTGTGCCGCATCAAATAAAGCTTGTTGTAACGCTTGTTGTTGTGCGCCTTGTTGTGCAAGGTTTCTATTTACAGTTTGACCCATTCCAAATCCAAGATTTGATAATTGACCTAATTGATTAGCCGCACCAAGTCTTTGTTGCTGTGCTTGTAGACCTGCTTGTTGATTAGCTAGTGAAGCTTGTAGTTCATTAGATATATCCTGTAATCCTGCTTGTTGATTTAACTGTTGTGCTTGTAATCCTGCTTGTTGATTAGCTAACTGACCTTGTAAACCTGTGCTTATATCAAATTGACTTCCTGCTTGATTAGCTAACTGACCTTGCATATTGTTTTGAATATCTTGTAATGCCGCCTGTTGTGCATTGCCATAACCTGCTTGTCTAAGTCCTGCTGATGATTGTGCAAGTTGTTGTAATGTTTCTCTACCAATATCACCCATTGCTACACCATGACGTGAACCACCGAAAGCATTTGCCGCCTGTGCCGCTCCTTGAAGTTGGCCCATTCCAATACTTGCACCACGTAGAATATCAGCCTCATTAGCATCAATAACACTTTGAGTGTAAGGATTCATGTAAGGAGCTAGGTTTGTAGTAGCTAATTGATTAGGTGTTACAGTATTACTTAAACCCATTGGTGTTACATTGGTTGGAGTAACTGAAGCACTTGTACCTGCTACACCAACCTGACTTGGAGTATATCCCATGCCTAATGCAGTACCCATCCCTGCACCCTGTATGCCTTGAGCGGCTAGGCTGTTGATGTTTGGTGGAGTTGTTTGTCCGCCGGGTAGTCCTTGATTAGCCATTAGTAGTTACCTCCAAATCTTTTATTTCTCTCACCTCTTGCTGAAGTAATTGCTTTTCTCCTATTAATTAAACTTCTTCTTTTGAAATTAGAACGCAAATCTCTATTTCCACCTACATCGCCTCGACCACCCTTGCCACCTTTGCTAGTCTCTGTTAATACTCTGTCAGCTCCCCATTTTGCCGCATTGTAGTCTGATGGTAGTCTCGGTCTATTGCTAGGCGGATTATGTGTAATATTTCCACCACCACCGCCACCACCTCCGCCTCTACCGAAGTTATTTGCAGGTATAGCGTTACCAAATAGGCTGTTGTATGCCGCCATATTTGCAGGGTCTCTAGCTGTAAGTTCTGCTAAAGCTTGGTCATATAGTCCGATAGAGCCATAACCTCTAAAGCCACCGGCATATTCTGTTGGAGTAGGTGTTCCAGTTGTAGCTGTTAGCGTACTATTAGGGTCTAACAAACCAAATGCTTTTGCCGCCGCAATGTTATTATTCATTGCCGCATTTTGTGTTTCATTGAAGGCCGCAACCTGTGGGCCTGTGTATGGCATGTATTTTAATTGCTGTACCTGTTCAGCTCTTCGTAAATTTCTCTCCGCCGGGCCTCTAACCCAATCAGGTATCGTTGTTTCTGTTTGTTTCTTTCCCCCTTTTCCGCCGCCGCTACTCATGTCAAAACTCCTTTAATAAAGTTGTAAACTGCTCTGACCAACCTTTAGGTTCGAGAATCTTCTTCCATCCTCTCCGACCAGTAACAGTCATCCCTATACATCCTTGGTGTTTACCCCAAGTTATTGCATCATCATGCATGTCTGTAATCTGTTTAATTCCGTAGCCTTTATCGCCACCTGCTAAGAACACATGAAGAACCTTCTTATTAGGATACACTACTATCTCAGTTACTGCACATCCGTTTGACCCCATCCATAGTTGAAAATCTCCTTTCATTACTCCATCTACGATGTCTTTAAAGTCATGCGTTTCGCCACCTTTTTTAAGAGCTGACTCTATCCAGTCTTTACTTCGCATTAAATCTTCTTGTATACTCATGGGTCGTATTTTAACTTAACCCAAGCTCCATTTTTAGATACTACAACAGCATTTTGTGCTTCATCCCACATAATAATGCCATCTTCAGTAGCTTTAGAACTTGAATCTTTAAATTGTAATTTGTTTCTAGTGTTCGTCATAAACTTAGATAAACGCTCTGCCCAAGGCTTCCAATCCTTGCCTAGTGGTGGCGGTGGAGTTGCAATACTCATCGCCTACCTCCCGGATTAGCCTCTATTCTCATAATGCCTGACCGCCAGTTGTCATTACCAGTTCCCTGTACTTTAATTCTTACTTGTCTACCCTGAAACCTTACGTCTGTTGGATTAGACAGAGTATAAGCACCATGTGATGTCTCACTATCATTAGGATAAAAACGTGTCTTAAACGTAACCTCTACTTGACCTTGTGTTTTTTCGTCAGGGATAAGTTGGGTAACTTTCATAATACTGTCACCATTACCAAGACTAATTGAACCTGACTCAGCATATGGTTTTGTTGAACCATGCGTGTAACCTGTTTCTTGATTGTATAAGTTGCCACTCGCATCTGACCATATTGGATTACTAAATACACCTTGGTCAACACCTGCTGTTCTATCTAATTCACCAGTTGCCCAATGCCCTTCTTTGTAATCAAGTGAAACATATCTGTCATTTTCAAGATTAGTAGCGCTTGGATAGAACCACCATATCTCACCATGTTGTGAATTATGGACTGCATAGACCTTGCTTATTTGTGAAGCGTTCATATCATCAAACACATAATCAGCCACCTCACATGGTATTTCACTAGCTACTGAGCCATCAAATTGGAAAAATCCTTTCTTACCCATCCAAAACGCACCCTCATCAATAGCCACAGCTCCTCTTCTTGATGATACTCCACAGGCTGTACCAACTCTCTCGAATCCATATACGAATGGCGCACCTGAGTAAGTAGCAACGTGAGCATCGTTATCAGTTAAGATGAGTGTTCTGCCTCTCATCCGTAAGCCGCACATTATCTGACCTACAGTCTGTAATTCAAAATCACCTGCTTGGTTAGTGGCTGAAGGTGTCCAAGATGTATTGTTTTCTTGGTCGCACCATGCTATTTTACGAGGATTACCACCTGCACCTAATGCAAATACGAACCTCTCTTCTGTTACCACCATTGCTTTATTACCTGTTGGTGCGTTAGCGACTATCTGTGCAACCACACCTGTATTGAGTTGCCACTCGTGAATCCTTCCATCCTTAGAAGAACATGCTAGAAGATATTCTCCCCATGTGTCCAATGCCCATGTTGTCGCTTCTGCATAAATACCTGAACTGGTCGGCGCTCTACTATATGCATCATGTCCATAAAATCCTCCACCATAACCTTCATTCAACGAACCATTCAAATCTCCTGATGTCAATGCTGATGGAGTTATATCGTAAACTGTATGTGAGGGATTTACGTAATATAACTTGTTGTATGTACCACCTGCTAAATAGGAGTCACTTGAATTGTCTAGCCAAGAAATCATAGCTCTTGGTGCGGCGGCAAACGCACTTGTCTTTCTGCTTGTCCATCCACCTACAGGTCTCATAGAGCCATCGTGCCATCTAACTAAACTAGCATCTCTCCAACGATTTGAAGCCTCGAAGTCTGTTCCGTTTCGATATTGACCCGGTGGTAATTGTAAAGGTATTAATGCCATAATATTATGCCGCTATCTCTGTCCATGTATTTGTGTCATTCACTATTATCTCCCATTTCTCTCTGCCTATTGTAGTTGTTACTGAAGTTGAGCTTACTATACCACTACTTACAATCGTTCCAAATCCTGATGCTAAAAATGAAGCTTCTGCTTCTAACACAGTATTGCCTTGGAAAATTTTCTCTGAGTCTGATGTTACTACTGCCTCTGCCAAATTTGATGGAGTATTTGCTGTTCCACCCATTCCTGAATGACTACCACAATAGTAATAAAGAGTTGGAGCATCAGCAGGAACTACAATAGTCACTTGTGTTGAACTGTTGTGTGTCACTCCTGTTGTGTATTCTGAACCACCACCATGCGTACCATCTGAAGTCGTTGAAAACTTAAATGGGTGTGCTGAAGGATAATTAAAGACATAAGTGTTGCCTTCAACAAGCACTAATGTTGGTTGCTGAACTTGTGTTCCTACCTCTGATATAAAGTATTTGTGGTTTCCTCCCACATCTTGGTGTCCTACCTCATAGGTAATTGTGTAAGCACCAAGGCTTGTCGTTGATGCAATTCCACCTCGTGTAGCAAATCCTAATACAGTTATACTCGCAACTGCTGTTGGAACACCTGAACCAAACCTGACTCTATTACATACAGCGGCTATAGTTGCTGTTGCTGTAAGTGTAGCATCTGCCGCCACAACTGTCACAGCACTAACTGTGTTTGAGGCAACAGCGGTTACAGTAGCACTTCTCTCTCCTACTATCTGACCTGCTGATGCAATCGTTGCTTCAGGAGTTGCTGTACCACCACTCGTTCTAACCCTTGAGCCATTACCTGTAGTGGTTACTGTAGTTGTTGATGTACCATCTATTATTACAGAACCTTCAGGTACTCTTCTACCACTTGCTGTTATAGTTGCTACTGCACTTGAAGTAGCAGTAGTAGTTGCTAGTATTCTCTCGCAAGATGCTGTTGTACCAACTGATGTCGCAGAGACAATGGTTTGAAGGTCTGCTTGGTCATAAACCTCCATACCATACAGTCCATGTCCATAGACCATCTTGTCAGAACTTTCAAGGAAGAACTCCTCTGCGGCACAGGTTGTAGTCGAAGTGACTGCAATCGGTATCGTAAAGTTAAATGTACAAGTTGCATTTGCAGTTACTGAAGAAGCACTTGTAACAGTTGCACTTGTTGGTCTAATCTTTTCTGCACTTACAGTAGTAGCACTCGTAACTGTAATTGTGCCACTTGCATTTGCAGTAAAACCACCAATCGTAACTATGGCAGATTCTGCGGCAACAATACCAGTAGCAAGTCTTATCCTTTCACATGTTACATTGGCTATAGATGATGTAGCAGATACTATGGTTTGTAGGTTTTCTATTCCAAATTGGTTTGCACCATACAAACCTGTACCATAATCGAACTCTGAAGTATCTTCTATAACTACAACTTCACCACTACAAGTAATACTTGCAGTAGAAGTCATCGAAGCATCAGCACCTATTGCTACTACCCAATTTACATTGGCAATAGAAGATGTTGCTGTAGTTGATGCCGAGGCATTTATAACCTCACCAACACTAGAGCCATAGGTTCTTACACCATAGACCGATTCGCTATATTCAAAAGCCATTTAACTGGCTCTTATTAATTCAATGTTATATCTAGGTCACCAGATGGAACACGAAATACATCACCAGTAGCAATTGCCTTACTTGACGATAAAGTCGCATAAGCCATTAAGTTACCTGATGTTGAAGCATCATATATACCAACATGTGTAACTGTACCCCAAGAACCTGTTGCTGTAGGAAATTCAACAGCCGCATTGTTTGAAGTTGTGTTACCTGAAGTAGTAAATGCAACTGTTTGTCTTGCATAAGCATTGCCTGAAATCTCAGTTACCGAACCTGCTTCACCATCTGCGATGGCAGTAAATAATGCTAAGTATTTTGTAGAAGGTGCTGTGTAAGCCGCTCCTGCAAATACATGGTCTAGTATTTCTGTCTCTAAAAAATTTGAAAATGACATTATCCTAATCCTCTTATTTTAAGTTTCAACCCTGAGCCACTATACCTTGCTGACTCTGAGGCTTCATTTAATCTAGCAACTGCGGCACTATACATCTGCGCCCAAATTGCCACCCTCTCGTCTTCTGCCAGATAGGGTGCTGAATGTAATAACGCTCCATAGAGGTAAACATCAGGCGAATCTAACAAAAGCCAATTATCAGAATTACTAATCAGAGAAGGTATCTTCTGATAGTAATGTAATTCAAAATCTGTTGTTGCATTTGGAGTTGGATATAACTGAAACTGTCCATCTGCATGTGTGTAGTACATTGGTGTACCACTTGTATCATTGTCTCCTTGACGTTTGTCTGCCATCGCATCTCTTGATATGAGATTAACTACTGACGTGCCACTTCCTGTAAGGTGTAATCTTATCGTTTCAACCCAATCAGCAGGTATTTGCATGTACTCGTCTGAAGGGTCTTGCTGTCCACTTGAACGAGCTTCCATCTTCCAATGTCGTACATCTCTGTTGATTTGTGCCTCAGCTAATGAAATAAAGTCAGGGATAACTGCTGTCAAATCATCTCTGTTTAGGAAATCAGCCACACTTGCTTTTAGTGCTGTGAAAGTATTTAAAGCCATAACTATCCCCTATTGCCAACCGAATGGTAAAGCTTCGTCTTGAACACCATAGCCGCCGGGGTCAATACTACCATCCATCATTCCATTTATGAAGTCTTCCTGTTGCATAGGTGTCATATGCGATATTATCATTTTAACTTTGTCTTGTTCTTGTGGACTTAAAGCACCCATTATCTCGCCTATACTGTGTCTCTGAGCAGGTGTATCGAGACCACGTCCAGTAAATCCACCTACAAAGTCTGACGATAAGTTTGATATTGCATCAACATTTGGTGTAAATCCTAAGTTTGAAGAATCACTACCACCACCAAGATTAGGTTGAATGTTGTAGCGCCTTCTGAACTCTGCCAATCCTACTTCACTTAATCCACCATCACCAGTAAAGGTGTAGCCTTCTTCTTGACCATCAATACCAAGTCCAACATCAAATGTTGCATTTGGATTATCTCGTATGTATTGCATCTTCTGTTGCCAAGCTGTTTGTGCCTCCTGCGGAACAATACCTAATAGTTGTTTCTTTTCAAAATCACTCAAAGTCTGATTATTTTTTATGAAGTCCATCTTCTCTTGAAAATTTGTCAGTCCTGCTCCTGCTCCTGCTCCTGCTACTCCTCCTGTTACAGCTCCCGGTAAGAACCCATCGTCAAGTCCTGCGGCCATAAGTTCATCACCTGCCAAGTGTGACCCTGCTCCTAATATACCTCCCAAGAATGCTTCCCTTTCTGCAGGAGTATCAAATCCACGTGATAACAATGAGTTTTGGATTCCTGTTCTTGCTAATGGTGCTTTGCCTAGTAACTCAGCAATGATTTGCTTAATCTTCTCGTCCATGCCCTGCTCCTGTCTAATTTAACAATAGTATATCATCCATTAATTGAATTTTCCTTGTTTTTCCATCTCCATCAGCAAATCATGAGTAAGTAATCCCATGTGGTTCGATGTATTAATTTGTCTAATCTCATTCGGAAGTAAACCTTCTCTTGTAATTCTTTGTCCTGCTCGTTGTCCACCTGTTGCAATAATAGGGTTTAAGTCTGCGATGTGTAGGTCATGACTCAATATACCAACCGGGCCACCAGTTAATGATGCATCATAACTTGAATGCATCCTTGGTCTAGTCGCTGTAAGAGGGTCATTCAATTCAATCTGTCCTACATTTTGTAATGTGCCTTCTTGTTTGTTTAATTGTTTGGGGTCTGTGTTTGCAAGTCTAGCTTTTGTCCATGATAAGACACCATTTTCTGCACCTTTAGTATAGATACCTGCACCATCTCTGAAGTTAACATCAATAATTCTTGCAATAGCTTTTCTCTCAGCACCTGTTGTACCGGCTAATGGATTCTCTGCATCTATGCCTTTCCACTTTTGATTAACGAGCTTACCTGTCTCTAAATCCTTAGATTGAGTCCTAATCATTTTGTCTAGCTTGGCCTTCTGAGACTTGTTTAATCCTTGTATTGCTGACTGTAACATTGAATCTACTACTTGGTGACTGAAGTCTAAGCCAGTAGGAGACATTCTAAATGGTAAATAGATTGGGTCTTTGCCATACAATTGTTTAGCTTCACCGGCCTGTCGTATGATTGAACTAATAGCATCTCTGTGTGAGGCCCATAGAATACCTCTGTCTACGTTCTCCGGGATAATCATGAAGTCCTGTCCACCTTCTAGCTTCACCGGGTTAGGAAACTTAGTGCCATTAACGTGTGTCAAGTATCCTCCTGCACGAGATAAGTCTGCGTAAGTAGCTACATATGGGAAGCCTTCAAGATTTCTGAGGTCAATGTCAGGAATAATAATGTTGTTCTCACCCTTGACTATCGTACCACCTTCATCAAATGTACCTTCAGCTAAAGCTCTTTGCTCTGTAACTCTGTTGCTTAATCTAACAGAACCTTCATCTAGTGGCAGAGTAAGTAGACCTTGTTCAACACCTTCAGGTGGTGGAGTGTTCTTGTCTATGTCTATGTCCTGACGTTTCAATATCTTAGTTGTGTCATCGCTGTACAAGACGTAGTTACGAGGGTCACCTGCTTCCTTTCCTGCGGCAAGATTACGTGCTTTTGTGAACCTATCTGTGAAGGACATACCTTTAATACCTAAGTTATTGAGATGTTGTGATGCGGCCTTCTTAGCATTGAAGCTCAGGTCAAACATACTCTTTCCCATATGTGGAACGCTATTGAGATAGTGTCTAGTTAATTCAGAATAAAGGGTCTGCCCGGTAGCATCATCTCCTAACCCAAGTCTCGTCATCTCCTTTTGAACAGCAGGTGTTTGGTCAGCCTTTCGAGCCTCACGATTAATGAATGTCTTGATTGCATCGTCACTTAATTCAATTTCATATATTTGGTTAGCGGCTGTATCGAATCGTGCCTCAACATCTGCTAATGCTTTGTTAGCTTTGGCAATGTCAGCAGGGTCTGTTAAATTAGCTAGAACGTCAGTTCGGATTGTGTCAGGGTAAAAACCATCAGCGGCTCTGTCCAGTATATCTTTAATAATTGGGTCTTTCTCTAGCTTCATTTGCTCATGGAAGTCTTCAAGCATGTCAGCATCATATCTTGCATATCGCTTACCTTCATGCTTCATTCCACTAACGTATTGACCCCAACCTTGAACCATTGTGCCTGAGTTAGAACCTACAGCATCCATGTCTAATTGTCTGTAGATTGCACCTCTGTTGTTGCCTTGGAAAGTAATGAGTGGTGACTGCATTCCGTAATGACCTTGATTAGCGGCGGCTACGATGCCATTCATCTCATTCATGAACTTAGCTTGTACATCAGGATTAGTGGCTACTTTGGCTAGAGCTTTGACACCAAACCCTGCACCAACTGCCATGGATATTATCTCAGCCGGGTTCTTCCTGAACTCTTCCTTGAATCCTTCCCATGAACCAAACGTGTCTGTAAGATATGAACCAAACTGATTAGCCATCTCACGTTGTTCAACACCTATATCCTCACCAAGTAGTCCACCTACCGGTGTTAAATTAAGCACACCACCTGCTAGTAAACTTCCTATAGCTTCAGTTGATGGGCCGGGATTGGTAGCCATGAATGAACCATCTCGATACATTTGTCCGATGCTTTCAGGTAGATTCTGTAACCAGTTGCCGCTTCTCTCATCGTTGCCTTCACCCCAACCAAATGTCTGAAAGAATGGACTCTCTGCTCTCTCAGCATATAAGGCTTCAGCTTCTGCATCTCTCCTTGCTTGAAGCTCAGGGTCAACATCCAGTAAACCAGTAAAGAACTTAGAGACACCTCCCCAAGCATTACTGAGCAGTCCATTTAATTCAACAGGGTCTTTATCTTCCTGATTAAGTAAGCCTTTTGGTGTCATGGCATTATCCGTTGCAAGAATTGATAAAACGCATCCATCTGCCCGGCTTGGTCTGCCTGTTGTCTCAGTCGTTCAACCTCAAAGAACTGTTCGTCCGGTAGAGTGAATAGCCATTCTCTTATTTCAGGAGGGTCGTTGACGTTGGCCCATCCCTCACGAGGCATTGAGCTTATCTCTTCTAATGTCATTGCACCAAGCAAACCTGTCATACAACTCCTTGCAAGTTTCTCCTTAATGGTTTATCCCAATTCTCGTTGAATGGTCTGTATCCTATAGCGAGATACCTCATAGCATCTGCCGCATGTGAACTCCAATCATGCTTGGGCCTCATTCTCCAAGTATTTCCATTGTCATCCCACTCTCTACTGTAAGCAAGTAAGGAGTCAACGAGTTTCTCACATGATACCTCATCGAAATAACATTTGTCTAACAAAGTTCTGACTTGTTGTATTCCATCATCTATAAGTAGTTGAGGTGCTATCTCAATATTGTGTATGCCTAGCTCTTCCAACATCTCAACACGAGACTTACCTGAACCAAGCTCTCGTACTCTGACATCATGTGGTAGAACGTGTTGGTCATAGACATAACCTTTGTCCTGAAGAACCTTGACATAGTGTTCAAGACCTGCACCTGATGCTTCATAGAAATCAATAATGTGAACCTCAGCTCCAATGAATTGTGCAAAGACTATGCTTGTTGAATCACCTATACCTAAATCCCATGCTGTTATGACACCCTTGCCTCTATCGTATCTTACCTTAGTGATTCTGTCTTCATCCTTAGCTCTGCGTAATTCAGTAGAATAATAACTGCCCTCTGAATAAACAAGATAGCCGCCCTCCCAAATGTGTTCATACATGTCGGGTCGCTTCTCTTTATCTTCTAGTCTCTGCTCGTTGAGAACTTCAGGAAACCAATCGTTGTCCTGCCATTGTAGAGCTACTATCTTACTGTTACTTGGAAAGCTCTCTCTAAATCGTTCATGCGTTGCGCTGTACTTGCTCTCCGGATTCCACGTTACCCATATCTCTGATGAAAAGCCTATGCTCTTATCCTCTTCACGAACAGTAGGCATAAGTAAATCCCAAGCTCTACCACTTACTGACTCAGCTTCATCTACCCAAGCAATGAGTATGCGAGACTGCGACTTGATACTATCTAATGAACGTCTCAGACCTGCGAATGTGTACGTTATATTGCCATCTCTAGACCTGATGTACTTCTCACCTATCTCATAGTAGTCTGCTAACCAATCAACACTCAGGATAGCATTCTTAACCTCAGCCATAGATGATTCACTAAGCGAGTTCATGAACTCACGACCACACAATATAGTGCCACGTAGTCCACTCATTCCCCAACGATAACCAAAGACAGCAGTCATCAATGCGAATGAACGTGTCTTACCTGAGCCTCTGCCTCCGTAAGCTCCTCTGATTCGAGCTGTACCTTCAAATACCGGGATGAGCTTTCCGGGTAGCTGAACGTCTGCTACTGCGTTCTTCATTTCTTCCAAACACTAGCTGTTAAAATAGACAGGAAGGTCAGGTGAAACAATCCTCCTCCGAGAAGCGTAAAAGGACTGTGCTGTCCAGTTAATTTGGTGAGCAGTTCAAGTTGCACTAATGTATCCTCTGTTGAATTAACTATATCCATGAATGCAGTAATGTTAGGTCTATTGAGGCCATACCACACAGGTACGAATAAGAAGTCATAGAAGCAAATCAGCAGATAAATTCCAAGTGTCACCCACCTGAAACGCATCATACTGCGCTCTCCTTCTGTCATCTCCTTCATCTAGACACATGGTGGTGTACACATCAAGGCATCAACACCAATGAACAGAGTTATTATGAAAAGTATGACACCTAAAACAATCAAAACTATTATTGGTTTACTCATCTTTTTTTGTAGTTAATTGAATAATAGTTGGCTTCATGGATTCATCACTCGATGTTATGTCTTGCTCCATCTTATCGTGGTATCCATGCTTACCTAATACGAGCTTAGTTATCGCTGAGTTGAATGTGTTGTTGAGGCCATTGTTTACAAGAGTTTTAGCCTGAACTTGCATACATCTCCCTAATATGTCGGAAAACCCCTTGTCTTTTTGCTTGGCCCAAGCGTACAAAGTGTCTCGGTGTAAGCCTAAAGCTTCAGCCATTCCTTCAATGCTTGGAATCATATCTCCATACGTTGCGTAGTTAGTTATGTAAGCGACAGCCTTCTCTTCTATCTCTTTACTCCACTTAGTTGGTCTAGCCATTAGAATCCTCTCCTATCGTAAGTGTGCCAATGCTCCCAGTCTCCCCACAAGTCTTCTACTGCTTCTGCCAACTTAGACCAAGCAAGACCACCATCAGGTTCAAATATCTCTTCATGACTGACCATCTCTGCATACCTTCTAATTTCATGCGCTCTCTCCTGAGTGCAATCTATACTGCGTATCTCTTCATGCAGTTCTAGTGGTGTACAGTCATCAAGTTCTTTAAGTTCTTTAGCCATCTATTTAATTAACTAACTCTTTCCAATCATCAGGCAAGTCAAGTTTAAATCCCGGTAGCAACTCTCCTTGAATGTACAAAACACAATTATCAATGTACTCTCCCATCTCTTTAGTGTTTAATTCTGTAGTAGATTTTAACACCTTTTGAGATTTTCTTGCAACCTGCTCATATCTCACCTCTAAAAACTCCTCACGAAAATGGTCATGAATTGCCTCCTTTGAGTTCCGAGTCTCATCCTTAACTTGCTTAATAATAACTCCCCAGTACAGATTGTTTTGTCTCCCGGTACGAGTGTTTCTATTCTCTTTAATAGTTATCAAAGCATCATCAACACCAGTCTTCTGAAAAAAAAGTTTGGTCATGCCCTCCACGATGTGAGCTTTGGGTTGGTCTCGTTTTAATATTCTTGTCAGCGTATTAGTCATGAGTAGTGTTCATCTACAAGGCATTGCTTTATCAGTTGCCTCTTGGTTCTAGTGATAGCAAACTGAGCCATCTCTTTAATGAAGTAAGGCTTGTAGTATGGATGTTCCAATGTGTCATACAATTTATGACATGCATGGCAACCATAAAAACCTATGTCTCTCCCCTTACTATCTTTAGCCTTAGCTCCCATACCTCCTGAGTTCTCATGACAGAAGACCACGTTCTCATTGTTTGGGCCGGGGTCACAGACATCACTAGCAAAGGTACAGGCTTTGCCACGTGCTGATTTAGTTATTGCGGTCTGTTGCATTGAATCCCCAGTCTATCAGTTGTGAGATTACATCTGCTACAGAATATACCACAGCAGTTTCACATCCATTTTCATTTAATTTATCAATCATATTCTTTTGGTTTTCGGTTAATCTACCCTTTGGTGTCTTACCATTCTTGGGCCTCTTGACCTCTAAAAAATACGCAAATCCTGACATGATTAGACAGATGTCAGGGATACCACTCTTCACTCCTTCAGCTCTAAACTTTCCGGCCTCACTCTTACTTCTCTTACCACCATTAGGAACAGCAAAATAAAATGTTCCTCTCATGTCTAGATACTGACATATGGCTTTCTGAACTTCATGCTCATCGTTTCTCACTCTTAATTTTATCAATAATCAAATTATATTTAAGCATATCACATAATCCGATAATCTTATCCTCTAAATCTGACTTTAATTTATGGTCATCAATTTTACTGAGTAAATGCATCAGCTCATTAATAGTTTCAGCAGTTTCCTCATTTGACATTGGACTGTAAGTTACCGCCCTCTGCTCCAAGATACGAGGCTAATCCGAAAATGGCTAAATGAAATTGCGGCCTGTCAGCTTTGATTCTATGAGTTAAACCGGATAGGCTTACTCCCATCATCTCTGCACATTCTTTTTGGGTTATGCCTAGCTTCTTGATTTCAGCAGGGATAGATTTGTAATAGATTATTCCTTTAGTATCCATATCCTTAAATAATTAGTTGACTTAGATTTAATTGTATCAGAAAAGATACTGTGCGTTAGTTGGTTTAGCTTTATGTTTCGCTTTCAGCGACTCTCCTTGGTAAAGCTGAGGGATAAATCCCTTTTTTTTCTTTCTTTTTTTTTATCGGGTTAAGCGTGGAGCTGAGGGTTTCGGAGTACAGAAATCCCTAGAGCCTGTTTTGGGCAGACTCTAGAGAATTTCATCGGTATAAAGCGCATCGCAGTATTATCCGTATGCCTGAAACGATTACAACTAATCAGGTCAGAGTCATCGCTACCTTGTAATAGGTACTCAGCCTTCTGCACTCTGCGCTAGATTTCTTTATCGCTCCAAGGTGGTTACCAATATAAAGCTTCTTAATCTAACATCAATCAACAGTTATGCGGAATACAATTGCTGAATCTCTTTTTTGTTTTCAGGTGTGAGTGAAACCGAAGTCAGACATTTCACCTGTCGTATCAATGGTGAGCTAAACCAACTTGCTTTTGTGAGAATTTAAGTATAATACATCTCAGAACAGGTGGTCAGCACACCAAGTTTAGAAGACCTCAAGAGGCATCAATCACTCTTGGGGTTTTTGCTTTTTGAAGCATTGAATTTCTAAACCGCATAAAAGAGATGATAAACTAAATTGAATCATCGAAAAAAGTTTCTTAAAAAAATAATTTTTTCTGCTATAAAAAGTAGCATATCGAGTTGTATATAAATGTAGCAAACTAGAGATTATTGAAAAGACATACTAGCATTAAGCTAGACATCTTGCACCTCTAGAATCGAAGATTTGACCCCTTGCTGAAGGCCCACTTTTCAAATTCTGTCAAATTAACTAAAAAACATGCATGACTTGCATGACTTAAAAAGCTGAAAGTTTCCCTGAAAAATAGGTCTAATTTCTGACCCTATTTTCTGTTTAATTAAATAGTTCTTGCATTCTCATATTATATAAGGTATATTTATATCAATCCCGAAATGATTTGGGGTTTGACAAAATAGGAGATACAAATGAACACAAGAGAAATTTTAAACCAACTAGATGACATCGAACTAGCTAGACTTGATTCTAAAGAGCGTATGGAAAAAGGTGAGGCTCGTAGAGCTATCCTTCAGGCTTCATTCGACAGAGCAGTTGTTAGACCTGAGAACCTAGACTGTGGAATCGTCAACTGGAATTATGTTGATGCTGATATGCATTTAGATGGTCTTGACCCAACTGAAGGTGAGTTTGACACTATGGTTGGAAGTTGGGAACGCAAAGAAATTGCGGCAATGGCTAAGAAGTATGAAGCTGACCAAGAAGCAATCGAAGCTGAAGGTATCATTGCACATTTTTTCACAAGCTAATTTTAACCGGGGAGCAAAAGCTCCCCACAATATAGGAGATACACATGTCACATTTAGAAATCGTAACAGAAGATGTAAACGAGTACAACAGAGTTTTTGAAAGCTCATTAGCTGTTGGCTTTACTAGTCCTGAGACTACTAAGATACTCACAACACACAAAGCTATCACTAATGAGGATGGCTCACCTATCGCAGTTGTTGGTAAGAACTACAACCTAGTTCAGAACGCTGACATCATGCCTGAGTTCCATAAAGTTATACTGGCTTCTGATTTAGACAGAACTGGGATGACTAAGGTTATTCAGCAATCACACTATGGTGCTAAGACAATCGTTACTTATACGTTCCCGGCCCATGAGATTGAGATAGCTCCCGGAGATTCTGTTCAGCTTAGAATCATGGTATTAAATTCATACGATGGTTCTTGGAAGTTCATGTCAATGGTAGGAGCTGTGAGAATAGCTTGTATGAATGGTCAAGTTGTTGTTGATGCATTCTCTAGCTACAACTCTAAGCACACTAGCTCTCTTGATACTGACGTTGCTGTAGCTAAACTTGAGACAGCTCTTGAGGTGTACACTAAGAACGCTGAAGTTTGGAAGTCGTACCCTAAGTCTCCAGTTACTAACCTACAAGCTACTCGTATCTTTAAGCAGGTTGCAGGTAAGAGTGACAGGCTTGAAGCTTTACTTGAAGAGACTTACCTCAAGTACGTTGATGAGATGGGTAAGAACCTTTGGGCAGTCTTCAATACTTTAACTGACTGGTCTAGCCACGCTAAATTTAAGAATGAGGCTAACAAAGTTGCTACTATATACAATCGTGAGGCTAAGGTAAGAAAAGTCCTGCCTATGCTTAATGAGTTGCTTATAGCGGCCTAATCTTTAACTAACATATGGGGAGGTCAGGAGGGCCTCCCTTTTTTTTGTCCGATTGTTAAGTGTAAAGTGGCAGTTAACATTTTTTTTTATTTAATTAAACATAACGTATCAACTTGCTGTATAATTACATCATGTTCGATAGGAACATGAAATAAAAACTTTAACCATATAGGAGATTTAAATGAAAAACCTTAGCAAAAAAAATCAAAAAATTATAGATGATGTAAGAAGTTCTATCGCTGTTAGTATTGAAGTATTAGCGGAGTATCATGCAGATGGTAGATGGGAAATGGTTAATCATCTTCAGAGTTCTATCAGCCATGAACTTAGCGGCATAAGTAGTTACTTAATTCATTCTGATGTTTACAACTGGGATAAATTGAAAGATGCATTCCATGAAATCCAAAATATGCATGAGCTTAGTCTAGCTTACTATAACGAGATGGATGATGACAAGCTTATCTCAGAAGCTGATTACGACAAATACATTGTCAACGCTTAAACCCAACACCCCTCTTCGGAGGGGTTACACCCAAGAGCATTCGCTGAGTGTTCTTAGTTGTAACAAGAAAGACTTTTTAACTAGTAGGAGATATTATGAAAAACTGTAAAAACTGTGGTTCAAAATTGGGTCTTGATTGTGGTGAAGCTGAGGCTGATTACAATGAAGTTTTTTGTTCAGTTGGATGTGCTACTGACATGACATACTTAGAAGCTGTTGAAGTAGTCAAGAAGGAAGGCAATGGTGACTTACTTGAGGGTATGCACGTATGCAAGGCAATGACCGAGCCTCCTTATTTCAGGAATGACGATAGGTCTGTAGCCGCTTTCAATATTGTTTTTGAAGGCATGAACCAATTATTTAATGGAGGTGAGTAATGGGGATTTCAACTTATGATGTAGACAACTTCAATGACGAAGTTGATGAGCGTATCGAGGGATGGGCAAACCTTGGCAACAACTGGACAGGGTTACTTACTGAGGATGGCAATATGGTGTCTTCTGACGTACTTGATATTGATTCTGCTGTGAACCCTCACGACCACCTTAAACCTCAAGTGACTCTATTAGGAGTCATACAGAGACAGCAGGAGCAAATCTCTAAACTGCAAGAATCTATGCAGGTGATTTACGACAGGAATCGTCAACTTGAAGGTGAGGTTATTGATATAAAGATTGCCCTTCGCAATGCAAAGGATGCCTTTATTAAAATTGACCCTCGTAAAGATTGGGGAGACAAGTAATGAAGATAATTAAAAACACTTCTCTATATGAGACTAAGAAACTGCACAGTTTGTTTTGTCTTATCCATAAGCAACTTGCCAAGTACGAAGGCAGGTTGCCTCATTGGTCAACTCTTGCAGTTAAGTTGATTAGCAGGAATGGTGGTGGAATACCCCAACGTGATGTTAGTGGTGTAGCTTGTGTTGGCAAACCCGGTAGGTTTAGAAGAAAAGACTGGCATCTGAGAATGTCTATCAATAAACTGGCTGACCTTGAATGGATTGCTCAAGTGTTTGCACATGAGTTGATGCACTCTTATGGTTATCGTCATCACCAGTACAGAAAATATCCACTAGAGCAACATCACCTTGATGAAATCTCTAAGAGGTTTACTCGTGAGGATTTGTTAAAACCTAATGCACTCGATGAACCTAAACCTCGCAAGAAGGGGATTTCGTACAAGCAGAAATGCAAGGACTTGATGAAGCAGTTCGAGTGGTTGGTTATTGAACGTCACAATATAGAGGAGCTTCGGGAAATCGAAGTCTATGATGACCGGGATACCTGTGAGTGTTATGAGATGCGAGAGGTTAAAGATTATCAATGTACTTGTGATGAAGTCTTCGACATGAGAATGAGTTGGAGAGCAGACAATATGAACTGGTGCAAAGCATACGAAAATGCCCTCCTTCTAATTCTTGAAAACGACAGAGAAGGTGGTGGTTTAGGAAGCTACAGATAAGTTCGAAACTCCCTCCGGGGAGTCTAGTGTCAGAGGCTAGGACACTACTGATGAGAAGCCTCAAACTTTTAATAATGATATAGGAGATTTAAATGAAACAACATGATTGGAGTAAGGAAGACCTCAAGAGAGGTTTTGTTTGTACCATGGGTACATACGATGACTGTGACTGGAGCGGTAAAAAAATCTACCCGGTTACCTATTTAAAATATCAGCCGAAAGGATGGTGGAGCGATTGTATAACTATACAGATGGATGATGGTGTAGTGAGCTTCAGCCACTCTTCAGGCGGACATGATGGTATGACTGATGGCCTGACTATGATTAAAAACTACAGGGCCTGTTTGGACGATGCTATAGAGTTTTTCTCTAAGCATAAGCAACCTAAGTCAAGACCTTCCGGAGACTTCCCTATGGATGAGACTTACCTGAATCGTATCAGGAGTCATCAGCACAAGCTGTTAGACTGGAAAGGTGAGGATGGAGTAGCCGGGGAGAATCCTGTCAGCTCTATCTACAAGCTCTTTGAATACTCGGAGCATCAATGGAATGACAAGGAGCAATTGTGTGTTGCTGTTTGGGGAGCTGATGATAAGCCTGAGAATGTAAAAAGTATCTTGGAGCAGAACGACCTTGATAAGCGAGACATCATGAAGCTTAAAAAAATGGGAATCGTTCAGGATATTATTCTCGATGACATGGCTGTAATTATTAAGATGGATTACACAAGAGTGTTAAATTCAACAAACTACTCAGAGGAGTTCTTGTTAAATTTAGGCTAACATCATTTATCGAAAGTGATATAATTAATTCGTTACCGATTGAGTAACGTACAATATAGGAGATGGATATGAAGCTGACTAAACTAACCCAACCTAACTCAGAGGCACAAGGTCAAGATTGGCACACTAGATTGCATAACACAGCTATCTACGAGTGCGGTGATTACCTCATCCATGCTTCAATGCCGGGTAATTGGTCAATCCATAAAGGTGGTAGCTATACCAAGACCGAACACTTCGGTGGAAAGTATTGGGATATTGACTTACATCTTCATGGTGCAGAGTGTGTATACCCTGACCCTTGGAAGGGTCACCCAATGACTGCAAAGCTAAGTGATTGCAGAGAGTGGCTCAAAAATAATATAACAATATAGGAGATAGATATGGTTTCAGAAAATAGAGTTTTTACAACCCAAAACGAATGGTACAGGGATGAAGCTCGTGAAGAGTGTCTTGCCAAGGCCATGGAAATTTTGGCTGACGTTGAGCATAAGGTAGATGACCTTGAGCAAACTCTCAATGTTAACGATGCTGTGTTAGTTGGCAACGCTATCCTAGAAGTCCTAAATCTTCGATTCTACGACCATGTTGTGTGGGTAGAGGGAAAGTACAGGGATGGAGACCAAACGTTTGAATATGACTTTTCTGACATGCTTGATGACCTATTGCAAGATACATTAGGTTTCATGAAGGAGGGCAAGTGAACGGACATTCAGATGTAGTGGGTCTTGAGGAGGAGGGCCTGATAGTCTTCAATGAGGAGACTGGCTGTTATGAAGAGGTGGAGGCTGAGGATGACAAAGAAAGCGACCACTCATAACTATCGCTTGAAAAAGCAAAGTAAATCAAGGCAGGAGCGCAGACGAGAGGAACGTGCGGCTGTTAAATTAAACAAACAATTAAGGAGACGTAATGAAAAAACTATCTAGTCAGAAAGAACGAGTCCTAGCTTATGTCAGGACTCATGGTAGTATCACACATCGTGAAGCTGAGGACACTTACAGCATCACAAGAATAGCGGCTGTGGTATTTGATTTAAAAGAGTTAGGCCATAAGTTTGATACTGAAAATGTCAAAGGTAAGAACAAGTTTGGTGAACCATGTTCTTATGCCCGGTATCATTACAAAGGACAGGAGAGTGCATAATGGCTGACATGAAAACACAAATGATTGGAGCAAAGAAAGACAAACCCTACGCTAATGTTGGCGAGAGGGTCAAAGCTTTCAAAGAAGCCTATGGCGATGAGGGCCAAATCGTCACTACCTTTCTCGTTAACGATGAAGAGAAGGTCGTTAGTCAGACTCAAGTAATTGTCAATGGCAAAATTCTTGCTACTGGACATGCTGAGGAGATTCGTGGCAGTACGCAGGTCAATCAGTCTAGCGCTCTTGAGAACTGTGAGACCAGTTCGATAGGCCGGGCCATTAGTTTTGCTACCGGGTTCATGAGTGATGGGAGTAAGATAGCCTCAGAAGATGAAATTCAAAATGCTATCGTTCAGCAGTCTCAGGTTGCGGCCCACGTGAAGACTATGAAGGTCTTAACTGCTTATGTGTCTACAGCTTTCAAAGAAGCTATAGCTAATGAAGATGAACAGGGTATTGAAGAGTGCAGGTCTGATATGCATGGCAATCAACACCTCAGAGCGGCAGTTATGGATACTCTAACCGGGGAGGAGGAGCTTTATATTCGTGAATACATGGATAAAAAAGCTCAGGTAGCCAAAGCCAAGGCTGAGAAAAAAGAAGCCGAGAATCAGGCATATGCTAAGGCTTACGCTAAAAAGAACGCAGAGGCTAAGTAGCACCTACGCTGTTGTCGGGCATCCTATAGCTCGTTAGTTAAAGACAAACGCTACTGGATTGACTGCCCTAAGCAGTCACCTAATTTTAATTGAAGGAGAAGTAATGAGCATCAATAAAGTAATACTAGTAGGTAATTTAACACAACCGCCTGAGATAAAACCAACTTCTAAAGGTGGAGTAGTTGCTCTGTTAAATTTAGCAACAAATGAATCTTGGACAGACAAGCAGACCGGGGAGAAGCAAGAACGTTCTGAGTATCATCGAGTTACCTGTTTTAACAAGGTCGCTGAGATTGTTCAGAAGTTAAGCCTTGGTACAGGTTCACAGCTTTACGTTGAAGGACAGCTAACTCACAGAGACTATTTGGACAAGTCAGGTGTCAAAAAATATGTTACTGAGGTCAAGCTCTCCGGGTTTGGTTCAACGATACAAGTTCTGTCAGCCAAAAATCCTGAGCCTCAAAATAATTCGTCAGCGTACGAGAAAAATCCTGAGCCTCAAAATAATTCGTCAGCGTACGAGCATCTTGATGTCGCTCCACAGAAAATTCCCCCTGTTGAATTAGATAAGGAGTTTGAAGATGACATACCATTTTAAAATATTTGCACTAGCACTCTTAGTATCAGGCTGTAGTGCATTTGAGAACATGATGGCTGAGAAACAAGATTCATTGCTATTGCCACCTAATGTGGTCAATGAACAGTTATTGTGCGAGAGCGAAACCCCCACAGCATGTGATGGGTTTTTGGAAGATAAGCCTATAATAATAGAGGAGACAGAGTTATGAGTAAGTACAACTATGGTAGAAGTGAGCATAAACCATACATAAGTGCAACCTTGAACAAAGAGGTTCTTATGGAAAAAAGTCCTGCTGAGTTAGAAAAGATAGGACGTAAGCATGGGATTGAATTAGACAAGCGTAAACGTAAGACTACGTTGGTCGATGAAGTCTATGATGCTCTTTAACACATTCATGGGATTGGTTGCACTTGTGGTCGCAGGACTAATAGGTGCAACCATAACATTCCTACTTATGAGTTTGGGAATGCCTGATAAACCTGTATCGTATAGATGGAGAGATTATGAAGAGTAAGCGTTTTTCTGATGAAGATTTGATGAAGTTCGCTGATGGTGAGTTGAAAGGTGGCAAGGCTATGGACATACTTACTGCTATCCTAGAAGACACACCTGAAGCAAATGATTTAGCCAAGAGACTTGCGGTATTTACTTCAACTCGCAACGCTTTAATTAATCAGATAGCTCCAAAATAATTTTCTATCGTACGAAAATAATTTTCTATCGTACGAATTTTTAGGAGGGAATATGAAAGATTTAATAACTGCCGCAAAGGTAATTAAACACATGTGTATTTGGGTTATAGCAGGGTCAGCGTTGTACATTGCAACATGGTTCTATCACTATGAGTCATACATTGTTTAGTGGGAAAGTTAAGAACTCTTGTCTATGTATTGGATGATGGGCAAGAGATTACAACTCGGCAATTGGCGGCAGAGCTTGGAGTGACTGAGTCTGCCGCACGTAATAGATTAACTAGGCACTCAGACCCAAAGAAAGTTTTTGAGCCACACAATCCGGCTAAAGGAGGCAAGAGACCTACTCGCAAAGCTAAGAAACTAGCTGAAGAAAAACAAGCTGACGAGGAATACGAAAAAGAGTTGTGGAAAATAGTAATGCAGATGGGAACAAAGAAATACGACTAATCTATTTAATTAAACAGGATACATTATTTAATCCTGTCCTTCAACCACTTCCATATCTTTTCAAAGAACCCTAACTGTGGTGGTGCGACTCTTACAGAGTCTGCAACTTTTGGTTGCTTAGGGGTTACTTTCACTTTTGGTTGCTGAGGGGTTACTTTCTTTGCTACTTTTTTCTTGGTCATACTTTTCTCCTTATTTTTTAGCTAATTGTGCGCCGAAATAGAACTCGATTATCATGGCGGCCCATTGAAAAACCTCTTCAAATTTTACTACTGAACCTGCTTCTATAGTAACGTACTCAACAACTTCAGGTACAAATTGAATACCAAAGAAGTTAAATCCCTCTATCTCAGTAGGTATGACTGTTGGTAAGTTCAATAGTGGTGGTGCTACTTGTGTAAAGATAATCAATCCTAGTATCACTAGAATAATAACCCTTCTATTCATTGCCGCCATAGGTGACTCGTTACGAGCCATCTCTCTAGCATCATTAATTGCTTTATCCTTGGCGGCGAACTGTTGCATCATGAGCTTTTGATTCTCTGATGCCGCATGTTGTTTCAGAGCAAACAGTTTAGCCACAAAGCCAAGAGCTATTGGAGCTATGTTTGTGAATAATGCCATCATGAAGTGATTATATCATATATTCTGTAAGTGCATCACATTCTAAATGTGTCCAATAAACCCAAGTCAGCTATTCCTAAAAATATGAGAATAGCAAACGCACCTTTCAACAATCCCTTAGAGAATGTGACTATTTCTTTTACCTCAACAACTTCTGAGAATAGTTTTGCTATTTGTTCATCATGTCTAACCAATGTCTTTTCGATGTTTCCGATTCTTTTTTCTGTAACTGCCATTATAATCCTCTTTTTAATTGTTTGCCAATGGGTTATCTAATGAACGTTGGAGCTTGGTGTTCAATTCGTTTTGCATTGTCTCCATTTTCTTGCTGATTCTTGCTTCTAAATCACCTATCTTTTGGTCTATTGAAGTCCTGAGTGTATCTGCTTTCGCATCGTAGTCGTTCTGCAAAGCATCACGTTTGTTCTCGAACCTCTGCTCTGCTATGTCTATGGTCTTTCTGACACTATCCTCGATACCTGCTATCTCGTCCTCTACATCGTCGATTATCTTCTCTTGTCTGTTGATGTCCTCTCTCATTGAGTTCTTCAAGTCTTTAATAGAGATATAGTGGTCTTCACCAATCTCCTTAACCATAATTATCTCACCTTCATAGAGTTCAATCTGTTTTGAAAAATACTCGCTCTGAGTCTCTAAGATTTTAAATTGCTCATTCATTACAGCGATTCGTTTGTCGTATTCGCTCAGGTCAGGGGATACAAAGCTGTCTATTTTTTCTTCCATGGATAAATACCGCTGATACACTTCAAAGCCACCCCACAGTCCACCGATGATTGTTCCGAATAGTGGAATTATCAGCAGTAGCTTACTGCCACCTACCTTAATCCCCCCGTACTCTACTTCTGCCATAATCTTCGCTCCATTGTATGTCTACAAGCTGTTTGTGCAGTAGTTCGGAAGCTAATCCAATCCTTCTGCCTCTTAGACTATCAGGTAATCGTATGTCATAAATCACACGAGACTCATAGAAATTACCATCAGCTAGTGAAAGATTATAACTTGAGAATCCCTGGTTGTAGTTGAGTAATGCTAGAATTATGTTCTGCAACTGCTTTTGAGCTTCAAGAGAACTTGCCTCCCCCATCTCAACTGCTAGATTTTTTAACTTGTCTGTGATGATTTCTCTCATCTTCTTCTCTCTAGCTTTTTGTTTTTCTTTGGCTGTCATCTTCTTGGGTTCGACCTTAGCGACCATTACTTCTTTTTCTTCGGGTTCAGATTCAGGTTCTTCTCGTTCCTCTTCAGCTTCCTCTTCAGTTTCTTCAGCCTCTTGCTCTTCCGATTCCTCTTCATCTACTTCCTCCTCTGCTTCTTCTTCAACTGCCTCATCAATCTCCTCATCTGAAGCCCTCTCTTCCTCTTGGCTTTCTTCTTCTTCAGGCTCGACACTCTCTTCATCTAATACCTCCTCTTCATTGGTTTCTTCTTCGATTGGTTCGGTTTCTGTCTCAGGTTCTTGTGTAGGTTCTTCAACAGTTTCTTCAAGTTCTTCCATAGGCTCATCTAACACCTCCTCAATTGGTTCTTCAATTTCAGGCATTTCCATTTCAGGCATTTCCATTTCAGGCATTTCAATGTCCATCTCAGCAAAGAATGTTTCCATCTGTTCTTCGATTTCCTGTTCAAATTCTATCATTATGTCCTCGAAAGATACATCATATTCCTCTAATTCAGGCATATTGACTGAAGCAAAGGTATCAGTCAGGTCAAAATCTAGGCTTAAATCAAAGCCTGTGGACTCAGAAAAGGTATTTTCAGGCTCGAAAACTTCGTATTCTTCAAAATCTTCGTCTGGAACTCCATATTCTTCGTTCTCTGATTCGGTTTCTTCAGCGACTTCTTCAGCGTATGCACTCGCCCAACCTGTACAAGTTGTTGAATATAATGGGTCGAGTAGACATTGGGAGTCTATATAGGCAGTCATGTATCCATCGCAGTTAGGGTCATACAAGGCATCCAATCCACATTGCTGATTGAAATAAGCAGTTTCGTAACCAGTACAGCCACTATCGTACAATGCACTTATGCCACATTGTTGGTCATAGTAAGCTGATGCCCAAGTAGATGGTCTGTATAGACAGGTCAGGGAAGCATCAGGTGCTACCTCACATATCGAGAGAGTCTCAGGTATTTCAATGGGTTCTGTATCAGCAGAGTTCCAGTACACTCCTCCATTCGTAGGATGATTGTAATACCATTGCTCGTATTCGTCACTATTTGAGAAGTCACCACTAATGAAAACCGAGACTGAATGCGATTGAATATCAACCTTTGTGTAATTAAACAGGATACTTCCGAGTGGTTCTATCGTTGTCGAGAATGTATTGAGGTCTGTATTGTCATAGTATTCTGAGATATTCTCCCAAAAATAAGACTGATAGCATGAGTCAACAGTATCACAACCACCCTGAGTCATCATTACACCATCTGAGTTTGGATGGTCAATCAGGTCTGTATGCCATGGAGCAATAAGATAATTAAATCTAACAGCACCATGAGAGCCATAGTTGTTGTTTGATTGTGTGAAGTCATACGCATTACAGCACAGACCATCATTGACAATTCCAGTACCGGGAATCTCAGTCGGGTTTATAAAGCCGATAACACCATTGGTGAACATGAACGAAGTGCCAAACACCTCGCCATAGAATGGAAAGTCGAAAGGCAAGTCCACCTGAATCCATTGGTCATCTGCCACTTGGTGTGTGATTACTTCATAGTCTGCGTTAACGTGCCAAGAGAGCCATAAGAATAACAGCGATAAGACCATTCGCAAATTTGTCAAGCCATTCTCCTTTATTCAATGGTTTAGTTTCTGCTCTAGGAACAAGTTTAGGGTTTAAATCCCATTCTGCCTGAGCATCCTCACCAATTAGTCCATTTATTGGGCATGGTGTTCCACTCATTTTCATCGCCCTGAACACCCTCTCATCTTGACAAAGTATAGATACAGCAGAAACTTTCATGCCTAAATCAAAGAGTAATTTACTGAGTTTAAGTCTCTCGCAGTTCATATCTCTGACTGTAAGTCCACTTGAGATGCCGAGTATCTGTGTCTGTACAGCACCTGAGACTCCTACGACACATAGGTCTGAGTTACTTGCATTGATACTTGGTGATATGGCTGAAGGTGGATTCGTTTTTACTGTCGTTGTGGTTTTTGTCGTGTTATCGACTGTAGAGGTGGATGTGGACTGAGTGACGATTGGGTCAGCCGCCATGACAGGAATGACGAAGATACACCAAAATGCGAATACGATTAAACCCGCTATCAAATTGTTGCGAAGTCTGTCAGTCATAATATCACCATTATAGTTAATTTAATAATCGCTCTCTAGTGTTTCCCTGTTATTAAAATATACAGGAACTCCTAGAAGTGGTCTACCATCATATTTTTGTTCATCAATGTCTTTTCTGGTGGCATCTAAATAAAATAGCATGACTTGTATGCAATCATTACCTATAAACTTATCTCTCCAATGAAATTCATTAACACCATCGTATATCAGCATATCGCCAACCCCTAAGACAATCTCCTCTCCCTCTAAGAAGATACTCCATAAATCCCCACCTAAGTGTATAGTACAAGCAATCTCACAAGCATTCACATCTTTGTGTTTTAATAGTTCATCTCCATTCTTATAAGCACGAAGATAAGAGAACGATTCAAAAAGAGTTTTTCCTGTTTCTTCCTCAACCCTTGGTCTTAATCTTTTTAATAGGGTTTCTATAGTCCTATTGGAATATTGGGAGAATGTTCCTAAAACCTGTCTATCCCTATATGTTCCTAAGTCTTTTAAATCTTCTGTTATATAACCACTTGAGAACATATATGTAATGGCATCTTTATAGGTGCGAATGTAATCAGTTAGAAAACTTGATAACTCTTCTGATACCACACCTCTAACAACTTTCATTAGAATGCCCACGCAACAAATGAATACCGAGTGCCTTTTGTAATCTCTGTAACTTCGTGAGGATACAAGAAAACAGAAGGCATGATTAGTATGTCACCAGTTTTTAGAACATACTCTGTATCTCTTAGCATGAACTTGCCACCCTCATAATCGTCATTAAAAACCCCTACAAAAGATAAAACTGGTATTCCTTTTCTATCTTCAAAACAACTATGAATATGGTCATAGTGTTTTCTCATCTTAGTGCCAACTTCATATTTGTTAAGACGAGGGGAAGTAAATTCAGTTACTATCCAAATTCTTTCATCTGTATTACCCGAAAAAACCAAACCATCTTCATGGAATTTATCCAGATATGTTTCTGTTGCCCTTTGAATATAAGGATTTAATGCATTTTGCATTTCAACAGTAGTGGACTGTATATCTACCTCTTTCTCTTTATGAGATGATTCTTTAAATGGCTCATTAGAATATGTCCACCGATGTTTTTCCCATTCTTGTTTATCTGTCAATTTAAGAAAATCTTTACAAAACTCTTCGGACATAAGATTTTCAACAGTAACATAATCTAAAACATTCATATTATTAACCTCGTCATTGTCTGTTTTGTACCTATTGCACCCTTTATAAAAGTATTAAAAGCCAAACTTACTCTTGTGTTTCCACTCTCTACAGTTCTTACTGAATGCTCTATATGTGATGGAAATAAATATACTCTGCCCTTTTCACATGGAAACCAACTACTTGTATCTTTATACAAATTAAAGAATGGTTTTTCATCTCGCCACAATTCAATCGCATCTCGCATTGGTTCTACATCTATATAAAGGCTTCCAGATATAAGTGAGTTGTAATGATAGTGTTTATGATGCCTTTGCCCAACATTGGTATGATTAACCCAAGACTGTGTTATATATAATTCAGCATCATCTGTTAGGTTGAATATCTCATTGGCATAAGTATTTACAATATTCTCTAATTCTTTTTTTAGTTCACTTAAAGTTTCCAACACATAACTGTTATCACTAACTAAATTATGTTGGTTATCAACCATCTCCAAACTATCAAGAAAATCTTTCTCTTGTTTTGTAAGTTCTCTGTTGAGGTCATATTGTCCTACAGGAACAGAAAAGGCATGGTTTATCATAAGAGATTTTTCTTAATTTCTTCTACAAGTAATTTCTTTAAATTCTTTTTCTTAAACAACTTATAGTAATATTCCAAGGGTTTCCAAGAATTTGAGTTTGTATTTTGAAATCCAAGATTTAATATAAGAGACTCAAACTTAGGACTCATAAAAAATGGAACAAACTTTATTTTCTTATCAGTATGAAATCTTAAATAATAGAGGGAATCATCCTCATTGATATTTACTTTATTAACACCCTGTTTGACAAAAAAAGCACAAGACAACATTCTAAAGTGCTTTCCAATATCAAATGTTCCACTTATAACACCACAACTTCTTGTAAAAGAATTATCTGTCATAGATGCAGGTTCTTGTGTCATTAGCAATGAATCATCTTTGGCTATGCACATCATGGATTGTTCTACTGCATATACATTTTTCTTCTCACTATGAGTTGTTATATAGTTATCAAGGAAATCTTGAGATACAATATTAGAGCCTAATCCAATTGACTCAACTACTAATTCCAAAGTAAACCAAGAAGGAATTGCAAAGACATTTCGCATTACATCTTTGTATGCAGGACACTTTAAAAATCTTAAATCATGAGCATCACCCACAAACTCTTTTATCGCAGGTGTTGGTTCTTTACCATGTAGTAAACCATGTGGTCTATCTGGATTATTGGTAAATCCATAATAGACAATTTGCTCATTCATTTAATCCTTATTTTGGATATTTGTCCTTTACTGCTTGAATTGTTGCTGTCATTGTTGCATCGAATGTTCCTGCATGAAACAATGCGTCTAACTGGTCACCAATACTTGGATATTCAGCCTGTCTTTTGCCTTTATATGATGCCGCCCAAGCATCCATTGCATCTTGGTCATCCTGACGAGACTGAGCCTCTGCCGCAAGTGCCGCATCTTCTGTTGCCTTTGCAGTTGCATGAGCATCTGTATAAGCTGTGTATGGTGACATACTGTCTATAGTTTCGTTTGCCGTACCATCATTGTACTCAATATGTCCAGTCGAGCCATCCCATTGAATAGCATGAATATTTGAAGCCAATGAAGATAAGTCAACTGATTGTCCATTGCCATCTACAGTCACCGCATCATCAGGTCTGGTCATTGATATAATTGCCATCTTATCTCCTTTAATTATTTAATCTTTTTGTTCTACCATTTGCCAAAATCTTATTAAACTCTGACTGCCCTTTTACTGTTTCATTCCTAAAAGATTCAAGTGCTTGTGTCTGTCCTCTATTAGTCTGAGACATTTCTACTTGTAATGTGGGCATCCAAGATATAGCACAAGACCAATCCTCAATATCTTTACCAGTATTTGGATTCATCCCTACCAACTTGGTGTACCACATACACCTATGTATTTTATTATCCTTTATCTCTTCACACTCACTCCCAAGAGGACAAGTAAATACTATTTCTAAATCTTTTTTACCTTTAGGCATCTTTACTACAGATTATAACATCAATATACTGTGGTGCTTGTATGGTATGTGTATGCGCTCCTGATGAACCAGTTGCACCCGGAGTTGTTGAAGCCGAAGTTCCTGATAAACTGTGAGAGTGAGAACTACCACTACCACTACTACCTGTACTTTGACTTGATGTGCTTCTCCAAGCAGGAAATCCACCATAAGCAGGGTTACCCGGGCCGCCAGTTTGTAGTGACGAGTATCTTGTATATGAGTGATTATGCGAAGGCATTTCACCTGTACTTAGTGTATGCGCTCCTGCGGCAAAAGAACCTGCACCATGAGTATGTGCGGCTGATGTGTGGGTGTGTGCGCCATCCGAAGATGTTGTCTCACCTGATGACATTGCCCAATCACCACCAGTACCACCACCTGAACCAGATACAACCCTTAATGTTTTATCATTCTGAGTTGTAACTTTTGTCCATCCAGTTGGTGCTGATGCTTGGAAAAAAACCATTACAGTACCATTAGGTATATAGTCTTCACCTTCAGGCACTTCTGCCCAAGTCATTCCACCATTATTGCCTGATTGCTTTTGCAGGAAATAACCATTAGTTCCTGCATTTGAAATATATAGATTATCTTCATCTACAGATTCACTAGACATGTGTGCTAAATCTATACTTCCATCTACATAGGCTCTACTATCAACAGAATTGTCTGATAGGTGTACCTCGTCAATACTTCCATCAACATAAGCATCACTATCTATTGAATTATCACCTATTGCTATTGGTGTACCATCTGCCCTCGTATAACTTAGACATTGGACTGTATTAGCACCTGTCGATTGAAAGATTGCTACATCCCCTGCGGCTGTTGTTATGTTTGCCTCACCCGGTAAGTCTAAATTAGTAGCATGATGTGTCATTACCAATGCACCATCAAACTGCAAAGCGAATTGTTTATCAGCCGCTACAGTCATAGCTGAAAAACCAGTAGTTCCTGTTACATCGAAGTAACTGCCATCAGTATCAATAACTAAAGGTGAAGCTGATGCTATATCACCACCTTTTACGCTAGTACCTGTTGCTAATAACGAATCTAGCGTGTCTAGTGATGTATTTAACTTTGTACCCCAAGTATCAGCAGAAGCTCCTACTTCTGGCTTCACCAAGGAGTATATTGTAGTCGTTGTATCTGCCATTCTAAATCTCCTCTAAAAAGTTCCTTTCCATACTCGAAGTTTATCAAATTCGCCACTAAGAATCTTTCTCTTCACGACTTGCTTACGAGCCTCTATATCACTCCATTTGATACCTGCCTCAGTACACCACATTTTTATGATGTGAATTGGTATCGAACCAACTAACCTGTTCTCCCCAGTTAGACCAACCTTTGCATTATTAAGTTGTTCTACCCTTTCAAGTGCAGGGTTGTTGTCGTATGTACTCTCGACAATTATCTTACCAGTTTTATTGTCGTGATGTACAGTTTCTTTAATCTTGCTCACGTTTCTCCTAGTAGTGTGGGAGGCTTAACTCAGACCTCCCACTCTATTATTCTACCTCATTATGAAGTAGTACAGTCTGCAACCATGCCTGATGCTTTCTCATTCTTAGAAACGAGAGTCAACTCAGTCACAACTTGACGAGTTGAATTATCACCAGTTTTGGCTAGTTCGACATTCTTAGTTCCCCTAAGAACAGCGACTGCCCACATGTCATTCTGCATGATGAAAACATCCCTGCTTCGATTTTCACGAGTAGGTACAAAATCAACTGTACCCCAAGGTGTTACATATACATCTACAGCATTTACAACTGCGTTAGTACCACCAACTGCCGCTCCAATAGTAGAGCGTTGGTTGTTCATACCTTCAAAGTCTAATGCCTTGTTCATCTGAAATGCACTTAGATAAACAACATCAGGTTTACCACCCTTCTCCCAAATTGATTGCATTGCCGCATCAAATTTGGTTTGGTTGAATACTGATTGCGCTCCATCTGTACGAGCATCAGTACCATCACCTGAAGCGTGTGCGCCTCCTGAACCCTTGTTTTGAATAGTAGAAGTAAACCAACAAGGCGCTCCTGCTAATTCACGAGCCGCAGATGCTGAACCTGCTACCCTTGCGTTGTTGTCAAAGAGTGCCTTCTCGATGTCGAGTTTTTGCTCTTTTGCAATCTTCAAAGTCTGATATGCCATCTCAGATGCACGACCGGCTTTGTCTAAGCCTTTGTCGGTATCAGGAATGACTACAGCGTTTTTGAAGATTTGCGTGTAATTACCTAGACGAGTGGTTGCAACTCTTGCTTCTGCTGTTGTTGCATCACCCTCAATATGAGCATTAGCCGCAGATGCTCTTAACGCATCTGTCTGATGTTCATGGTAGGTATTACTGGCTGTCACTTTCTTACAGCTAGAATAAAATGGTGTTTCTTCAGGGGATATGTCATAAATGACGTTCTCCAAGTCCTCTCGAATACCTTTTGCATCATAACTGTCAAACGTGTTTGTAGGTTGAGCCATGATATTTCTCCCTATTAACTATTAACAATTAAACTAACAGCATCATCGATACTGCCAGTTTCCCTTAGTTTTGCCTTTTGGCGAGAACGTACTTTAGCATTTGGAGTTGCCATTTTCTTAGCACCCGGCTTTACCACAGGTTTCGCAGACTTAGTTTTCACTTGGGCCTTTGATTTACCTGAAATAATATCCTGATACTTCATAGCATCGTGCAATACTTTAATCGCTCGATAGTCAGATATTTGGTCAATTTCCTGAGTAGTGTAACCATACTTAGATTGACCGGTAGCGACTAACTGCTCCCTTAATTTTGTGCGTGAATCTTTATTCGCAAATTCAGGGATTTCTTTTTGGAGTATTTGCATCTGTTCTTGTAGATAAGCTTGTTTAGCGTTCTGTTGGGCCACACTATTTTGCTGTGAAGCCTGTTGGAGTTGTGCCATTTGCCTATCATGATTAGCCTTTGCCTCTTCATACTCAAGATTCTTTTGCATGTACCCAATAGGGTCAGCATCAAATTCCTCTTTAGTAGGTTTAACTGGCTCAGGTGCAAATCCTCCATTTTGGAGTTGATTGTATAAATCAGCCATTTGCTGACGTTCATTATTCAAGGCTGTGTAGACTGCTTCGGCTTCTTTCTTTGCCGCCGCAACTTCCTGCATACCTTGTTGGACGTACTCTTGTCCACTATAGCCTTGCTTTAAGTCATCTAAGGTTACCTGTCTCTCCTGTCCATCTACCTTGACAGAATATAATTCAGGCTCTTCTTGACTTGGCTCTTCTATAAGGTCTTCGTCATCCGAGTCAGAAGCTTCAACTTCCTCCTCTTCTTCAACTTCTTCAGTTTCAGCCTCAGCAGTAGCTTCTACCTCTTCAGTAGCCTCTTCCGTTGCCTGAGCTTCTAAAACTTCTTCAGTTGGTTCTTCACTTGGAGCAACAATGCTCTCTACAGCATCCTCTATGGTGCTGATTGGTTTGGTTTCAGTTGTGTCTTTTGCCACGATGCTGTCTCCTATTTCTTACGTTTACGATTTTGCATTGCTTCATCAGTATGTACCGAGTCGAAGTAATCCTCAATCTTCCTTAAAGCACAAATTATGTTATGTGCTTCCTCTCGCTGTTCCCCTGTGGAATCAGCATTTACAAAAACAGCGACTTGCTGTTCAGTAATCTCTTTAAAGGCTAATTGAAATGTGTCATCAGCCTGTAATGTTCTCATCTTAGCAGATTTTTCTACAATTGAAAGTTTGTTAGCCACTAGAATCTACCTCCCTCTACTGCTTTTGCAGGTGATTCTTGTGGGTATCTAGCCTTCTCTTGAGCCGCTTTTATTTGTGCGGTATCTACAGAAGTGCCATACTTTCCTAGTATTTCTGCTACTTTAATCATCAATTCTTGGTCTAATGCATCTCGCTCTCTGTCATCTACTGCTAGTGCTTTTTGTGCATCTATTTGAAGTTTAACCATATCCATTTCAGCTTTCTTATCAGCTTTATACTGTTCTGCTTGTACTAGAGCCTCAGCTTCAGTAATTTCCGGAGACTGTGCCGCCAGTTCTTGTTGCTGTTGAATTAACTGAGCTTCAATCTCAGGATTAATTGGGTTAAAGTATCTATCAACATTCTTAACACCTTGTAAAGCTAACATATCACCCATTGTGTTACGTATTCCAGTCAATGAACAAAGGCCATTACCACTACCATATTGATTCCATATCTGTAACTGCATTTGTAGTGCTTGAGCTAAAGCCGCATGTCTTTCAGCTTCCTGACCTGTACCAACACCCACATTTACCTGTATATCCATAGCTGTGTTCCAAACCCTTGGGTCTACTGGTTGGAAATTGCCATATAAGCGCATTAAAGTCTCTTCACAGCTATTTTCTACTAATAGGTTGAGCATTAGCTTAAATAGACGTTTCATACCGCCCTCGGCAATATTTCGAGCCATAACCTCAATCTGAGCTGAACCTTGTTGTGCTTGTAGACGAGCCGCAGTAGCTGAGGTATTTTGTAATGCATCAGGGTCTAACCCCATAGAAGCCCGGCTTACACCTGATTTAGCTTCAACAGCATCGTCCATGTATTGCATCGCAGTTAATACCTGACCTGCGACAAAAGGAGTTGCAATATCTACAAGCGCTTGTGGTGACTTCAATCTTACGAGTCCACCTATCTCATTGTTCATTAAATCGTCTACATTGACCTGACCTTGAACATAGCCTTGTCTTGGGGAGTTAGTCAAGGCTACATTATCCATCATACCTCTAAGCATTGCTGTAGAAGAATCTTGGTCATTCATAAGTAGGTCTGCAACACTACGTCCAAAGAATGTATGTGGCTCAGGGTCTATTTCAAATACTGCAAATGGCACATCACCATAAGGCTCACACTCTAAGACTTTATCATCACCACCTGCCATTAGTATTCTGTACATCATGGCAATACCTGTTCCTTCTTTGTCCATTTTCATATAAGCTTCAGTAACAGAAACTTTTTTCATTGAAATGTCTTGTGTATTTTCTTCTTCATCTTGTTCGTAACCTTTACGCTCAAAATCTTCTGCATCATTATAAGAATCATCTGAGGTTATACCGGATAATTCTGAAATCATATCAAAGTCATAACCCATCTCTACTAAATCACTTACACGCATTTCTGTTCTATGCGCTACAATGTATGCATCCTCAATGCTCTTTGCGTTTCTATCTACTAAGAACTCTTCAGGTGGTACAGATTCCATTTTCAGCTCACCATTTGATTTTTTGTGGCTTACTTTAAGTGAATGCATTGCTTCCTGTGTTTGTACACCTGTTTCATCAATTTCAATTTCTGTTTCTTCAGTATGTTCAATGACTTCTACATCTTCTTCGTTGACAATAGCCGCCATTTCATCTTCTGTTACGTTTGAGTATGTATGAATAGTGGCTGAAGTGTTTTCTTCCCACCAAATTTTTAATATACCGGTTTTCTTAACTAAAGCATCGTGTATGGCATCGTTAAGTAACCTGTAACCATTTAACTGCTGAAATTTCCAATGAGCGTATTTAGTGGCTTGTTCTGCGCCTACTACATCTTCCTGACTGGTAGGAATATACTCTACAGGGTTCTCTGAGGATAAAAACACTCGCATCAAACTAGGCTTAATCGCCCTTATGGTATCCCTTACTTTAGTAGAAACTATCTTAGAACGTCCATCTTCTTCGCCAATATCGACCTCACCCTCGAAATATCGCTGAGATTTCATTCTATCGTCAGCTATTTCACTTTCAACGAATGATTTTGCGGCATCTAGAGCATCCTTAGCTATGCCTTGAATTTGGTCTTCTGTCATTGCTTCTTGTTTCATTCTTGCTCCCCTTGGACGTAATCTCTAATTTCTCTTCCTTTTGTAACTGCACCTGATATTAAGTTTAAGTTAATACGTGTAGCCAGTAAATTAGATAGATATTCAATATGTTCCATTGTTTGCTGTCCATGCTTAACAGCATTATAAACTTCTTTTAATTGTTCCATAGCCGCTTTTCCTTTTGTACCAGTCATAGCGTTTGCAAGTTCTCTTAATACAAGTTTTTTGTGTTTTCTAGAAATAGCTTGTGTTTCGTTAATTCTTTGTATAATTTTTCTTGTTGCTTCTATTCCTCTACCTTCTGCCATGGTTTGTCTAATTGTAGAGGCTTCATCAGTAGCCTGTTCAATAGACTTGTAAACATTACTACGTATGGCTGTCTTACTATTTTCTGCTACTGAGACTCTCAATTTAATAGCTACTTCTGCCTTGTCTAACTCCTTGACCATAGCTTTAAATTCTTTTGGCCCTAAAACTTGTCTTAATATGTCTCGGTTATCCAAAGATGATAGGATTTTCCACATTTCATCTAATTCTTTAGAATCCGGCATTCTTGAAGGTGTAGGCCTCATCCTGCGAACAATAGACTCTAGATTTGCTCTTATACCCATCCTAGCGTATTGTTTCTCAGCCTCTCCTGCATCTTTTAGCATTCTCGTAACCATTTGCGGAGAGACTTCAAGGTTTAACATGCGGTAACCCATGTATAAAGCGTTTTCACGTGTTATTTTGTCTTGTCCTAGCTTGACTGCCTTCTTATAAGCAGGATTAGCCGCTTTTAAAGCTTCTGACAAATTATAACGTAACTCTAAAGCATCTTTTGCTCGTTGACTTAGTGCAGGTAATGGCTCTCCTACCGCCGGTACTCCCGGTGTACTGTATGCAATGTGGCTTAATTCACGTTTTATGTAATCAAGCTGTTTCATAGTAGGCATTCTGCCCAAAGTAATTACCTCATCACCTGCGGCATTAATAGTACGATTTAAAGTCAACTCAGTAGTATCGCCTGTGCTTTTTTTAATTGAACTATTTACTCTTTTTAATATTTCAGTCAACATATCTTCATCAATATCATCTAGAGCTTTTTTAACTGCTTCACCTTTTGGAGTTAGATAATCAATTTGGTGAGCGTATGCTTTCTGATATGCTTTTTCTCTCTTCGGAGCAGTCTTTTTGGCTTGTTGTTCCGCTATTTCTTGAGGGTCTGCTTTTATATCAGGATGTTTCTTCATGTATGGTAAATCAGCTATATTCTGATTCATTGCAGTATCTAGATTTTGATATGTGTTAGTTACCCTTTGTCTTAATGCTGTATTTACTGTTGATGCGCCCTCTCCACCTGCCGCCGCTACTGCATCTGTAATAACTTGTGTGGCTATATCTGCATCTGCTAACATAGCCTCATCACCACCTCTTTTTAAATTTGCTAACATATCCTCTAGCGTTGCACCTGTCTCACCAACAGTTTCTTTAATAATTCGTGCGGTATCTTTTGTGACTTGAAACAATGATGCTATAGCTTCTGTACTTTTGTCTTTAAGTCCATTTGCTATTCTTGACCATCCATATTGTATAGGCATTATCATTGGGTTTACAACTGCACCTATTCCTGCTCCTAATATACTTTGAGAAATAGCTTCATCAACTCTATCACCGGGTTCACCTCTTCCATATCCGTAGATAGCACCTTCTGTTCCGCCTATTAAGCCGCCAGTACCGCCTAATGCCATTCCTTTCCATATCTTAGGTAAGCCATTAATCCATTTATAAAGCCTTTGGGCCGCTTTAGTTGAACCTGCCATATAACCAGTCAGTAATCCACCTGTTACGTTCATAGCTATTGCAGTTTTTCCATAAGCTTCATCGAAATCTTCATCAATTTGCGCTGACTTTGCTGAAATTTGGTCTCCTGTCATTACTAGGTTTTCCGGGAGACCGGGTTTAGTAAACTGCCCTCCACCTTGGTCAGCAAAATCTCCTTGACCAGTAGCGGCTTGGTATAACCAGTTTACAGCATTGTTCAAACCTCCCATTGCTTCGTCTCTGTAGCTTCCTAAACCTAAACCACCTTCTACAATGTTTCCTGTCAGTCCTGCCATGTAATTAATTGGATTCTGTGTAAAGCCAACATTCTCCATTGCTTTCAATCTTGAATACACCTTAGCAGGATGTTCTGTCTCTTCTCCTCGTGAGTAGGCCATAGCCGCCGCTACTACTTCTTCATTATCTGTAACGATACGATTAATTTGGTCTACATAACTAATGATTCCATTTGGGTCTCGTGTTACTATTTGGCCCTCATCTAATGTAGCGACTAATTCAGATGCAGGTCTTGTTGTTTGAGTTATGTTTTCTGCGGCTGTAGGCGGTCGTATAACACCATCATTAGTTAACTGATGTTGTACTGTTTGGTCTGTTTGGTCTGTATCGACTAAAACAGCTACGTTGCCTAACCCTTCTTCAGTAATGTAGGCTTGGTCTATAATATCTTGTGGTGTTACAGCCTGTGATATCTTACCATCCGGATAATATTTCCTAATGAGAGCCACAATTTCTTGAGCATCACCTGCATTACCTGCTTTGTCTGCTCTGTCAAGCATCAATATTAAATCTTCGTACGAGTATTCCATATTTAATTTAGATTATATTTGTCACCTAATTCACTAGCTCTTTGTGCATCTAATGTGTCTACAACAGCAGGTGGTTGCCATTCAGGTAATGGTGTAACATCTATGTGTTTAAGTGGTCTTGCGTGTTGTATGTATAATTTGTAATAACCATCCTTCAGTCTATTGTTATAGTCCTCAATTACCATTCTTGAATATTTACGTCTGTATAAAGTCATTCTTCTAAGAGCTTCAGGTGTCATTTTTCTTTCACCAGTCATAACCTTAATCAAGAAATCTCTTTCAGCAGGTGTATCAATACCACGTGCGCCGATACCTAGTATGGCAATCATTCCAAATACATCACTACCCAATAAAGCTTCGAGTAATTGTGTATCTGTTGCTGACTGAGCAGATTCTTCTGACAAGCCAAACTTAGCCATAACTTCGTCTACTGTCTGATAAAAACCTGATAATGCGCCTAAGTTCGGGTCTCCTTCATCAATAATTTTTAATACTTGGTCTAATTTTCTTATGTTAGCTTCTGCTTTTCTAACTGCTTCAAGTTCTTTATTATCTGACTCAACCATCGCTTTTTGTGCGGCTTCCATATAAGCTGAGGTATCGTCTCCTTGGTCAATATCAATATCAATTTTTGTATCGCCACCACCATAGTTCAGCATAAAGTCTTTGTAGTCATCTTCTCCCGGTATGAGTCCTGCTTCTTTAGCTCTCCAAGCCATAGTAATCATAGTATCTGTCCTACCATCATCAGTTGTGTAACTAGATACTAAATCTATCTTTCTATTCATTAGCTCTAATGGCTTCATACCGCTTTCTTCTGCAAGTAACTCTAATTCGTTCATTTTCTTTTCAAAATCTGCTTGGTTCTCTCTAGGTATTCCAAGTAACTCCAACATATCAGGAGTTAGTTCATTTTTTCCTTTTAATTCATTGTACAAATCTATTTTCTTTTCAAAGTCTGCTCTTGTAACAGCAGTACCTAATAATTGTCCTAATCCAATTTCTCTTTGAGCTTCAGTTAATATACTGGTTTCACTATCATCAGTAAATAATGCAAATTTTTTGTCAAATTCTGTCTCTACAGGTATTGTAATACCGGCTAATGCTTTCTGTTCAGCACTAGCATTCGGATTATCTTTTAACCATTGCATTTTAATTTCAAAGTCTGACAAAGGCTCAACTTTTATAGCCATTGAGATAGCTTCAGCAGGTGGTAACACTCCCTGTTTAACCATAGCGGCTAAATCGGTTCTACCATTAGGGTATTTGTCTGAAGTCATACCTAATAAAGCGGTTACAGTAGCGTTTTTGTTCGCAGTAGCGGCATCAGTAGCACGTATATCGCTAATTCTGTTCTCAAAACTTTCGTGCATAGCTTGGTCAG